TCTGTCGGTCTTCGTCAATCTCCGCATCATCAAGTAACTCCTTGCAGGTGAGCAACTTTGCAATCGTCAAAGGCGTTTCGGTGGCGTCGGATGTATCCGTTCCCGCCGCAACAACACTTCCATCGCTATTTATTACCCTGCATTCACCTACGTCATAATTATTCACCGTTATTGCCCCAGTATGGCCCGAATAAGCAGGGCCACCGAGGGCGGCGATAATCACATCGTCAATGACACGATTCAATGAAGCGTGTTGATTTTGGACATAGTATGCCTGGGGGTCAATAAGCAGTTTCAACTTATCCGGCTTATCGATAATATCAGCCGGAACAACATAATCAACCATTGACAATTTACGTCTTGTGTGTGCCGCATCAGAAATCGGTGTAGCGCCGTGCCTTGCACCACGTGGTTGCGCATCTTTGGGGCCGAGACGCTCGACGTACATTGTATCGCCGGTAACATCCTTCATCCGGCAACATTCACGCAATTTCGCCGATTTCTGCTGCGATAGCATTACAAGGTTGAATTGGTCAACAAATGCTACCGGTATTTGCAAACTCATAATAAGCCCTTTCAATAGTTGTAAAAATCTTGGTCGGAATGGTTATCCGCAATCGGGCCTATCCTATTTTAACGCCGGTAGGCGAGTGGGCTACCACTGTTTTGGGGCTTCTGTTGAAAAAGTTGTCCCACGACTAATATAATAAATAAGAGGGCCGGTGAGGCTTGTCCCTATTTATTAAGTTTCAAATCAGTTCATTTTTTCATCCTCAATAATTGTTCTCGTAATGCGTAAACTTGGGCAACGACCCTTTTATGCTCCGCCTTATCAGCAAATCTGGGGTCTTTATATGCCGGACTGTCCATAAGCTCCTTGATTTTAGACTCCGTATCCGCACTTGGGGTCTCGACATTGGTGATTATCTTATGCTCAATGAACTTCTTTGCTATGTTGCCGAGAAATCCGGCAAGCTTCGGGTCGTTACCATATTCGGCCAGCAGGTAATCTCTTTCCTCGCCCTCTACTGCATTTTCGCTAATCATACGATTAACAAGATGCAGGTTCTCATCATAAGCAGCTCCCCATTTGTTTCGTAAAGCGGTTTCAGCTTCTGCTTTTTCCTGCGCATCGAAATCGTCAAGCGACTTCTCCGTAGCAGCGACTCGCTTTTTCTCGAACTCCCAGAGGGCATCCACCTGTTTTTGATTGAAGCCGAGACTGTGGAATATACCCTTTGCCTCCGTTATCAACTCTTCGCTGAAATAATCGGCGTGCTCTTCCGGCACTTCCATTACATATTCTTCGGCTGTCGATGGCCTGCCGCCCGCAGCATAATAAGCATCCCACACGGCTTCACTGGATGTTTCAGTGGGAATCGCTATCTTGTCCAAAGGAACTTGCTTGCGAACGTGAACGTAACTCTTGGCAAGATTTTCGACGTTTTTGATAGTTTTTAGAGTTTGGTCGTCGTGCAAAGATTCATCCTGCAATTTGGATTGCCAATCCTCAACGAAAACTCCATCAGCGCCAACATAACTTTCAGGGGCTTCGGTTGTCGCCGCCACCACTGCGCCAGTAGTCGTTGTTGCATCAGCGGCCGTCGCTTGTCCTTCATTTGGCATAATTTACTCCTTTTTTAATAAATTGTTTCATATTTTCAGGGTCATTGAGTTTCTCAATAGCAGTAGATTCAAGCAATTGAATATCAAATGATTCAATTCTCGCCTTAGGATTATTTGCTCTGTATATTGCCTCATCCTCGGCCGTCTGGCAAAAACACGGCTTGCGACCTTTTTCTATAGGTATTTCTCTGCCAGTGTATTTGCCTGTGTGTTCGTCTTTCTCTTTTTCCATCCTGTCAAAATCGTATGCAATAAGTTCTTTAACCCGCACACACCCTCTTGCAACATTATCATCGGGCTCCATCTTAACATACATTCCTTTAGGGGCTTTGGTTGTCGCCGCATTGGCGGCCTCGGCTTGTCCTTGTCCTATCATTATTTTACTCCTTAATAAATGTTTTACCGATTGCTTACGACTTATAAGGTTTGCCAATTGGGCCTTTACCTTTGCCTCGGCCCAATCCCCGACCTTTTCCCTTACTCCTAATTTTGCTCCCTGGACACGGTTTTGCTTTTGCCATAATTTTACTCCCTAACAGCTTCTGTTTGTTTCGGTTTACCTAAATCAGTTTTTAATTTCCGAAGTATATGAACCATAACTGACCTCTGACCTTCGTTGAACATAACTTGATTAACATCTATTCGCCCATTATTATCAACAGGCACTAAAACATAATCATAATTGGAAAGCCTTTTCAATCGCTCAACAACCCTTTTGCCTTCCGGAGATTCAAAAGTTTCCTTGAAATCCTTAATCTCCTGCCAAACATCTTCTTCTCTTTTTTTTTCTTCGTCTGTCATTTACCCTGACGGCCTACGATTTTGGTTTTATCTTTTTCGGCACTTTGTAATGTTTGTCTAAAGCAGCCATTTTTGCTAATCTCGCCAATCGTTTGAGCCTGTTTCCCTTTTTCTCTACCGCCATATCAAGCCACCCTCCTTCGTTTCTTGCGACGCAACCTCGCCCTGCGAGCTAAAGTCGGCAACCCCTTCCTTTTAGTTCCGGCAAATTCTCTTAATTGCGCTACGCTCATTTTGGTAACGGTTCTCTTGCCGGCCCGCCTTCGAGCCAATTCCGCCCCCATAAATCTCTGTTGTCTTTTGCTTACCGCTGGCATAATTATCCTCCCCTGAATTTTGAATAATACTTCCTTTTTCGCATTCTGCTCATTCGTCTAATCGTATCTTTCGTTTTTTTGATAATTACTCTTTCAGACATTCGAGGATGCTGACGATGTAAATCTTCGTGAACAATAGTGTCCAAAACGCCAGCTTTCTTATGTTTTTTTGCCCATTTTTTCGACCGGACTTTGTTTATTCTTATAATTCTTTTATCATAATCAATATCACCATAAGCTCGCATTTTATTGCTTACTTTGTGCTGAAAGACTTTCTTATTTTTAACATTAACCTTCAGATATAGCTCCTTGCAATTCAGCGGCAGGGCTACCTTCTTCCGCCGCCCGACTCGTATCTTTATACCCTTTTGCTGCGATTGCCGCCATTTGGACGGCCTGTTGCTGCTGTAATTGCTCTGCTCTTGCCTGGCGCTTGGCAGCGACTTCCTCGATTGTCGCTAAATCTGCTTCGTTCACACCGAACGCCCTGCCCATTCTGCGAACCGCTTTATCTTCGTTGATATTATCTTTAACCCCAGGAAATACACCTTCCATCTCGCCAACAAACGCAGCGAATTGCTGAAAGGCATTCGCCTGCTGATTGCGGAGGGCGAGAGCAAGCTCGCTGATATACTCTATGCCAAATTCCTCTCCCTGCAATTCCGCCGGTGGGTAAGGTATCTTGCCGTTCCTGATAAGCAGCAAAACAGCCCTTGTGATACTTGGGGTAAGCAATTCGCTTTGAAGTCGGTATAAGGGCATAGCAAGTTTCTTCGCCGCCTGCTCGAACCGCTTGTAAATTTCAATTTTCGTCCTTCTATCGCCAGACTGGGGCATAGCAAGCGGCATAAATACATCCGAGTAAAAAGCCCTGTGAATTTCCTGCTCTTTCCGTTCAAGCATTTCTTTTGATATTGGGAAATTGCCTAAAGCAGTTTGCTCTATCCCCCTGATAGTTCCTCTTTCCTTAACAAAATTCAAAGCGCCCGGAGTTACTCTTACCGTGCCCTCAAAATGCTCCAAAACTTCTTTCGGCGGGTTATTCCACTTGTTGCCGCATTCGATTAAATCCCTCTCCATCTGTTGCAAGGTTTTGACCGAAGCCAAACATTCCGTTCCCTGCCCCCTGCCCTGTAGTTCAGAAGAAGATTTCATCCAACGAGCAACCGCAAATGGGAATTCCTCAAAACCGCCTTCTTCGACAACTATTTTTTCCTTTTCATTCACAAAAATAGACTCGAACGGCATATTCATAAAGTCAGTGAGCATTGCATTCCGCTTTATCCTTGGCCTGACAATATGAATAAACGGATACATATTGCTTTCGGTTTTCAGCTTTTTAGCGTCTTCGAGGACTTTCGGGCCTGCATTATCCCCGAACTCCGCTACCGCCTGCCTTGCCGTCAAGGGATAACTCAATATCACAACATCGACAATGCCTTGTGCGTTTTGCTTGATTTGATAAAATGCTACGTCCCAATCCTTAAAATTCAACTTCATTGTTTTTGTATCAAAGTCAGAATACAAGTTTCCCTGACCCAAGACCACAAGACTCCTCAAAGTCTCATTGAGCTGGAGCATAAAATTTGATTCAAATAACTCGTCGTGTGTAATTTCAGTAGTGATTGACAGATACCTACGAGCATTATCATTTTCGTTCAGTTCTCTATTCTTGGCTTTCAACCCAAAGAATAGCTGACCTGAAGGAATAAAGGCCGCCGACAATCCCGAAGCCATATCCTGACTGTCGAAAATGGCTGTCGTATTAAATATATTCCTCGACTTGTCTGTGCCAGATGTCTGTATATTTGTTATCTGGTTCTCACGAGGAAACATTAAATCAGCCGTTTCCTGCCAGAGACTTCTGAAATTCGCCTGCTTTGAAAGCTCTCTGTCCCGCAGGTTTATGATTTCTTTTGCTCTTGCGTCCTCTGCCATTATATCAGCCTAATAATGTCTTTCCCTTTGGTTCAGGCTCAAGACTTCCCGTAATTATTGTTTTCGCATAGCCCCTTCTACGCCTCGCCCGCTTCATCGCAGTTTCTTCCACCTCTTCGCCAACTTCCGGTATCGCAGCCGGAGGCGGAACCGGCGGAGGTGCTACTTTCTTTGGTTTGCCACCAAATACTCCACCCATTTGACTTATCCTTTCATTTGTGGGCAAAAAAGAAGGCAAGTCAGTGAGTCGGCACCGACTTGCCTTAATTTCGCCCTAAATCCCGAAACCAAAGGGAGTTTAAGTTTTATCAATTACACCATTTGTATCAATCTTGTCAAGTATATTATTTATGCCCTCGCATAATTATTTGAACTTTTCTTTAACCATTGTTTTTTATACCATAAAAATTGAATTTCCCACCCTGACGTTCTGTATTCTATGAAATGTCCAAACCCTAAACGAAATAAACCAAAGCCATTATCGTATCGTTCACTAAAATACCAACATAAACTTATCTGGAAAAACGTTCGATTTATAAACAATGAAATAAATTGAAAGCACTTATGAATCTTTCTAATCTGGCATATGTCAATAAACACCTAAATCTCCTTATGTTCTTGCGTAATTGTTGTCCGCAGTTAATTGCCTGTTTTTTGTGTTACCAACTCGGCCTATTCTCCAGCCGGAAGCAGCTAACAAGAAATAATTGAGTGCGTGCCTGTAATCATCCTGTTTGTCTCCGGTCTTGCGGTAACGATAGTCTCCGGTCTTGCGGTAACGATAAATCACTTGACCGGTTCTCTTATTCGTCTCTTTCGATTTAACGCACTTGCAACACCCTACGGCAAAGTCCTCAATGGCCTTACATCTTCTTGGCAGACGAATGTGGCCGTCCGTTATAAGCCTGTGCGAGGCGTCGAATATACCCGTTCTGTATGCCTTCACTACACCTGTATTATCATTGAAGTTCGCCTCTTGTAAAGGACTTTCCGTGTATTCGCACAGAAAAACTTTGTAATCTTCCGACTTCTGGAATTGCCTTGCCTCGTCTTCGTAAGGTCGAATATCCACTACGGCGCTCTTGACATTGTATCTTTTGGCCAAATCGTGAACATCCCTAAAACTC